TGGTTATTGATTGCCATGTTGCCCGCCCCCCCGGCCATGGCCGCGCGGGGATCCTGCCCGCGCTCCCGCCCAAACAATGCAAGGAAATTCTGGAAGGGTGACGATTGCGGGCGCGGCATGGGTTGCGTGTTCGGCATGACACCCCGCGCGCGCGCAATGTAATCACGAATGCTTTCGGGCTGGGGCTGGGGCGCGCCTTGCGGAAGCGACCCCATAAGCGCCTGGCGTTCGGCTTCCCGCTGCTGCTGGTAATACGCTTCCAGTTCCGCTTCCTTCTGCATGGCCTGAAGCCTTTGCATGTCATTGGCGTTGATACCGCCCTGACCGTTGCCCAGTTTTGAAAGCATGTTCGGCATTAGTTGGTTCCCACCTGAATATCTGCCCACGCGCCGAGAAACACGGCCTTCACCGGGTCGGACACGCGAAAGCGAATAATGCGTTGACGATAGCTGCCGCAGGCAAACCACACCGCGCGCCATTTGTTTTGCCCCACTGGCCCCATGGCCGCAGGGCGCGGGTCAGACCACGTTCGCCCGCCGTCGTCGGAATAGCACATGAGCACCTGAGGGTTAGACCCCTGCCCCGTCACCAACCCCACCCCGGCTTCGATATCCAGTTCCAGACGCGGCATGAAGGCCCTGCGCCCGTCATGGTGCAGTTGCAGGCTGGTGGCTTCTCGGACGAGGCCCATGCCCCCTTCGGCATAGCTGTCGGCCAAGAGTTCGTAGAGGTTCCCGTCGCTGGAGCCGACCACCTGGCGCTGGCCGTTCAAGGTCAGGTTGCGCGCGTCCCAGCCCCCCGTCGCGTCCGACCCCATGGGCCAGGTGCCTGACTTCCGGTAGGACCAGAGGTTGGTCGATATGTCCCACGCAAAGGACCATTCGTTGGGCAACGTCAGCACATAAAACAAGTGCCCGCGCTGCTGGTAGGTGAAGGCACTGAGCGCCGAGAGGTCGGACACCTGTTCCAGATAGTTGTCCACTTCCGGCGGGCTAATCTTGCGCGGCGCGTAGCCTTCGGCGCGATAGACGCTGACCCCGCCCGCCCGTCCGTCACGCCCCACCCATGTCAGGCCACTATCAACGACCACAGCCGTGTCACGGGCAACGCAGCCGATATTGGCCGCAGCCGTTGCGGTCTTGGCGAAGGCATTCGCCCCGCTGTCGCCGGTCGGGCCCCACCATTCAACGGAACGTGAGCCCAGCAATGCCACGTCATTGGCAACCGCACGAATGGCGACCAGATTGTCGCTTTCCGCTTCGCCGGTAGCGAAGTTGTTGGCCGGGAACGTCGTGTCGTTGATTAGCTTCCAGCGAAAGCGCCCTGAGTTCGCGACCGATATCAGCGAATAGCTGGCAATCGACGTGCAGCTTGACGCCTGTTCGAACCCACCCCCCGAATGTTCACTCAAGGCCAAGGTCGGCACGTCAAACTGGTAGGATTTGATTTCGCCGACGATATCAATCTGCGCGCCGTTGTAGGCCATATCGACCGGCAGACTGCCTTCAATGGTGCCGAGCGCCGTGGTCGAGCCACCGCCCGTCACTGCATGAAGTGTAGTGCCGACCACCACATAATGCTGGTCGCCCGCCGTGATTTGCCCCCGCACTTGCCCCCCGCCAATCGTGGAGAAAAGATTGCGTGTCGGCGTGCCATAGCAGACAAAGTCCGTGCGCCCTTCGCCTTCGACCGGCTCGCCATACATGTTGACGAGCGAGGTCATGCCCGCCGATTTCGACCGACCGACATTGAAGGCTCGCCCGAAGGGCACGCGGATACGGGGCATTAGGACCAAATCACCTGAATGTAGCCATTGAACCCGGCGTCATTGGCGGTCGAAGCAAAAGCCCCGTCGCCCGGACTGCCACCCGTCGTCCCGGCCAAGGCCCCGGAGAATGTCGCCCCGCCCGCCCTTCCCGGCGTGCCCGCTGCTTCTTCACCGGGCGGCGTGGCCACATAGCCCGAACCGCTTTGGCCCGTGATATTGGTGTCCCCGCCTGAGGCCGTTCCGCCAGTTCCGTCCGCAAGGTTGGTGCCTTTGTTCCCACCATTGCACGTCACCGACACGGCAGAACCGTTCAGGGTTCCGGATACCGTCGTATTGCCACCATTGTTGCTGGCCGACCCTGACCCAATCGCGACAGTGAGCGTGGTTCCCCATTCACCAGCCAGAACCGCGCGCGTGAGGTAGGCAAAGCCGCCCCCGCCCCCTGCCGACCCGTCAACAGGGGACACGCGCCCAAAAGCGGCCCCACCCGCCGCCTGCGCCCATATCTGCACCGTCGTTGCACCATTGGGAATGGTAATCGACGTGGTGCCGGGGAAGTAAAGTTCGCCCATGTTGAAAGGCTGTCCGGTAATGACGACGCCCGTCATGACGACAATCCGGTGCTGCCGGTGATTATCCAGGTGTTCGTTGCCACCTTGCGCAAGGTTGCGGTATTGCCGCGCGCCAGCGTGCGGGTGGCCGGGTCTGCACCCAGCGTGCCCACCCCGTCACCGCGCACAATGACGACACTTGCGCCCTTCGCAATCGTGACCGTGGTGGCTGTGGCCGAGCCGCCATTCGTATTATCCAGCAGAATGGTCGTGCCAATTGGAAATGCTACTGTTGCATTAGCCGGGACCGTCCACGTCTGGGCCGTGTTGTCGCCCTTGTAAATCACCTTGCCATTGTCCGACAAAGTCAGCGTATAGCCCGTGCCCCCCGTGCGGGTGTTCATGGGCGTGCCACGAAAGCCGACCGTCCGGTCACTGGTGGACCCGGTGTCGGAAATGTCCACGTCACCCGTGGCGCTGTTCTTGACCACACCCATGTCAGGGCACCGAGACAAGGTTGGAGTAAATGCCGGTCGGCGAACCCGTAATGAGCACGCGCACTTCAGCGTCGGCCCCGAGTGTCACTTCAAGGAACCCGTTCGCCGTGAGGCTGGCCCCCGTGATATTCGTCGCCGTGCCGTTGGCGTTCTTCGCCTGAAGCTGCAAGGTCGCCGCGTTGAACGTGCCTTCCGCTTCCCAAATGTAGTCACCACCCTTCACGGTGACATAGTTCCCCGTCGCCGCTGCATTGCTGAGTAGCGTCAGGTTTTCGACATAGTAGGTATTCATGGACATTGCGTGTGTTCCTTCAGAAATAGTCCGTGACTACGGGTTCCTTGGCTGACCGTTGGCTGACATGCCGTTCGAGAAGGCGATAACCCGTGTCGCCCAAGGCATAGGGGATTTCGCTGCCCGGCCCGCGCCCATAGATTTCCGCGCACTGGCCCGCAATGACCTGCGCGTAAGGAAGCGCAGCCGCGTCGGGAATGGCACTATCAATCCAGTAAACCAGACCCTCTTCAATCAGCCATGCCCGCACCTTGTCGGCCCGCCGTTCAATGCGGTCCCGGTCGTCTGCCGACAACGCTTGACCCGGACCAATCAGGCCCAGTTCCTCGCCGACCAACTGATAGAGGTCTGTGTTCGTGATTGTCATTCGGCAGCCTCTTCAACCACGACCTTGCGGGGCCGTCCGCGCTTGGGCTTCGGCGCGTCGAAGACGTTCTCGACCATGACCGTGTCAGCCTCTTCGTCCATGGCTTCGAAAAGCGGGTGTCCCTTCAGCTTGGCAATGGCCGCAGGGTCAGTGACGACCACCCACACACCGACCGGGAATGTGTACCCGTACGCACGGGTTTCCGCTGGCACGTCGTCTGGCTTCAAATAGCCGCCTGTGAATCTGATAAGCATGGTTTCTCCGTCGCAAAAACGGCCAGGGGCGGACATAAGCCCGCCCCCGTGCCTTCATTGTTATGGCAGAGCCAGAATGGTCCCAATCATGCCAAGGCTAATCGTGCCAGAGGTTGGCACCGTGCCACCGGGGTTTGCAGCCACAGCGCCGGTGATGACCGTCTCCGCCGTGTACACATAGCCAGCACCCGTGACTGCGCTGGAAAACGCAGCCGTGCCCGTCTGACCGATATTTGTCGCCGCAAAGAGACGGTCAGCGTCTCCTGCGTCACCGACATTATAGGTCAGCGTGGTTGCGCCGTCCAAGTCAGTCGAACGCAGAACGCTTGAAATCAGCACGAAGCCCTTCGGCACCTTGCCAAATTCAAACGTGTCCGCCGTCGTCAGTGCCGCTGTCACCGGCACTTCGAACCAAAGAACGATTGCGTTCCCCGGGTGAGGACCAACGCCCACGTTGGGGCTGTTGGCAAGCTGCCTGCTTTTATACAGAGCCATGAGTTGAGTCCTTTCTAAAATTAATCGCCAGTGCCCGAGGTATATACGGTCACAATCCCATGTTGCTTCGACGCCGAGCTTGCGCCCGTCGCAAAGTGCAGCTTGGCAATGCCCCGCAGTTCCTCGATTGCAACGCCAGGACGGAACTTGTAGTCGCCCGTCGTGTCGGTAATCGGCGTTGGCTCCTGACCCCACGCAACCGCCATGGCCTGCTGGCCGCAGAGGAAGTTGGGTTCGACCGAAATCGAACCGTTACCCGCCGCCGCAAACCTCGCCGACGTGGTAATCAGCGTCGAGATTTCCTCAATCTGACGGACGATGACGCCGTCATAAATGAGGTCGCCATCCTGGAACAGCGGGTTCGAGTTCATGCCGCCACCTTCACGCGCGCGCGCGTCACGGTTGGCATTTATCATGACGCTGTCGTTCTTCAGGTCGCGGAACGAGCGAGCGCCCGCGAACATGACGAAGTATTCGCGCCCGTCTTCCAGACGGAACGGACGAATGGCAGGGCTTGCAGCCTTGGCCATGCGCTTGGCAAGCGAAACCACCGAAGCGGTCAGCTTGTCGTTCGTCGAGTCAACGGCACCCAGACCCGTGGCATGGTTTGCGTTCCAGTTTCCCGTGGCTGACCCGAAGAGGATACGGTCCTGGTTGGCAGCGCACCACGTATTGTAGTTCGCATCCGTCGCACCCGTCACCACGACGTTGCCGTCGCTGTCCACGATAT